CCAAGGTTTCATTAGCCTAAGAGAATCTTGGCTTCCTCAGCAGTCAAACCAAGACGATCTAAAATCTCTTGGCGTTGCTCTGCTTTTGCTGCTGCTTCCGCTTCGGCTGCTAGGCGTTGATCCTCAGCTGCTTGGCGTGCAATTTCTAACTCAGCAATCTCTTGCTCTGTTAAAGGAATAACCTCAGTTATGCCTGTGCTGCAATCAACTACGACCTTTGTTGGTGTATCTGACATTTTATCTCCTTTGTTAAGCGTTGGATATTCCGTATAAATAAAATGATGAGCCTGATGAAAAAGTATAAAAAGGGCTTTTTATTTCTAATTGAGTTATTGTTGAAGCCGAATTATATAAACCAGCGGTTGCAACCATAAAGGAATCAGTAGTTGCGTTTCTTTCGCCAGTAGAAATTGAACCAACTGGATGAACTGTTGCTGATGCATAATTTGGAATATATATTTCAGAACTTCCAAATATGTTTGTATATGACGGAACTGTGTTATATCCTAAATACATATAGCCAACACCAGATTGTCTATTGCTTGCTGCTGTTGCACCATCACCATAAACTCTTGTAATGCTATAATTATTGCCAGTATCATTATTGATAATTAAATGAAATCTATCTATACTTCCACTATTATCATTTAATGAAAGTCTTAATACCAAATCCGTATAGGTAGAAGGTATTGCAGAAAAGGTTACGCTGGCTTGACTTGATGTTAAAACATTTGAATTGATTAAAGTATATGTGGTTGGCATTTTAGGCTTTCAGTATTCCGTAGAGGGTGGCGGTAGTGCCTGATGCCATAATATCTGCAACATAAGTATAAAGATAAATACTAGTAATTGCACTAGTGCTTCTCCATAAACCAACTTTTTTAGTTATATACCCACTGCCATTTAAGTCATCTGCTGAAGTAATTAAAGAAGTTTTATATGTAGAATTAGCATAAGAAAATATATCTATTTCATATAATGTTGGAGTGGAAACCATAATTCCACCAAAAGATACGCCTATATTATTTTGTGAAGTTAGATTAGAACTTGCGGCTGAACTTCCTGTTCCATAAAGCGTGGTTAATGAATAGTTGTTTCCTGAATCAGAGTTAAATCGCATTCTCAAAGGAGAATTGTCCCAAGTCGCAATAACTTTAGGAATTATAACAATTCTTAAATCCGTATAAGTGGAAGGAATTGATGTAAAATCAATGCCAGTCGCAGCGGAAGTTAAAGTTTGTGTTGCAATTTTCTCATATGTGGCTGGCATTATGCACCTTTGATTCCGTAGAGGGCAAATACTGTTCCTGTGTTCATAGCATCGCCGAAAGGATAAATTGTTAATGAACTAATTGCATTGGTGTTATACCACGCACCTGACCATAATCTAACGGCAGATATTCCTGTGTTGTTTGTATCAGCACCACCAGCAGCCCTAACAGTTTTATTGCGAGTGGTACTTGCGTAATCATGAATATCAATAATAGATACACCAAACATATTTGAAGTGCTAGTTCCTGGTCCAACGCCGATGCTTACATAACTTGAACTTGCAGCACCGCTTGCAGATACGGCTGAACCATCACCACTTAAATAATGTTGAGAATAGTTGCTGCCTGTGTCTGAGTTAAATCTAATACCAACATCTAATTGAGTTCCACCATTGCGTTGGAATATGGCTCTTAACTGCAAGTGTTTATAGGTGCTAGGAATTGAAGTAAATGTAAATGTAGTTTCACTTCCAGTTGCACTAAAGGTAGCAATGGATTCGAATGATCCACCACCACCTGCACCTGATGCAGCCAATATACCTAAAGGAATTAACATTAGGCGACAATATCTCCAACCAATACCCATGTATCAGTTCCAGTTTTAATTAAAGTTGCAGCTGAGTATTGACCAGTAATCTTTAATGCTGCTCCTTTTGAATAAAATGTGATGCCAGCACCAGCAACAGTTATTTGACCAGCACCCAATTGAACAATGTCAATGCGAGTTCCTGTTGCAAATGCAACTGAAGCGTTTGTTGGAACTGTTAATGTAATTCCTGATGCGTTGCTCATTGTAATTAATTTGCCAGCATCAGCAAGAACTAGGGTATAAGTTGTTCCTGTTTGTGTGTTAATTGTGGATTTAGTGGCAACACCATAAAGGCTAGTGTCAATTGATGACCCAAGCGTGCGGATTGCCAATGCACCATTTTTGACCAGATCGGTATCATCTGGTGTTGTCCATGAATAGTTTGTTGTGGTTGCCATTTTTCTCCTATTATCAGGCTACGATTGTAGCATTTTCCCATGTCAAAGTTGCATCTATTGTGTTCCAAGCCTCATTGACCGGAACAGTATTCCAACGCATTGCCACCTGACTAAAGCTGACAGGCGACAAATTGATCGTCAGGAACAATTCATTAAATCGAGTGCTCCATCGCCAACCCTCAACATAGCCTTCAAATATGCCGTTGCTTATCTGAGATGGCAAATCTGTGATTGATACTGGCTGACCTACAAACACGCTCAACAAGGCATCTCGATCTGTGTCATCAATTTCTGGGTTTGTGATTGGAAAGGTAATGCTGTCAAATGTTGGATAAGGATAGGCTCGAAGCGTAATGTAGCGATCTGCAACCTCTTGAGCATCTGAGGCATCGTGAATAAGCGAATTGATAGTTTCTGATCGGTAGCCATAAATGCCAATTGAAGTTGTGTCAATGGCAGTCTTTTGTGATCCATAGTTATTGCCGTAGTTTAAGAAAATGTCGTTGCGAATATCGGCTGCTTTTGTGGTGGTGCTTAGTCCAACTCCAATGGCTGTGTTGGCTGATAGTTCAGTAAAGCCATTAGCTGCTAAGTATGTCTGCCTGTGGTCAGCATCAGCATAGCCAATGTTTCCCTCGCTATCCTCATACAAATAGCCAAAAGCTGAGTTAGCAACAGCTGAAGCAATGTTATAGACAGTATCAGGATCACTTGCTCGATTTTCCATCTCATAAAGTCCGGGTTGATCTACTGTGCCAAGTCCAATGTTTTCAGCATTTGCCCAAGTAGTTGTTGCATCATAGGCAGCCCAAGTTTGAGAAGCGGATACTTCATTCCAAGTGTTAGTTAGCGAATAGGAAAGCAATGTATAAATCTGATCGCCATCATAATCAAGGCTCAAAGTGTCGTTGTAAATTTCTTTGGCAAGTTTGACTAACGCACCCATTGCTAAAATTGAATAACTGACAACAGTTGCAACTGATCCTGTGCTTTGAACCTGAACTGTAATGTCTGTGATATTGCCACCAAACAAAGTCTTATATGTTCCTGTGCTGTCTTTGACCTGCAAGGTCATTCCATCATTTATTGCAAATGGCAATGTTTGACCAGATAAGGCAACTACCTCTACCTGTAAATAGGATGGGTTTGGCTGAGTATAAATATCATCTCTACCTGCCTGATGGGCAATATCAGAAATGGCTATGTCGGTGTAATCAACCCCAGCGACAGTTAGTTTCCAGTCAGGCGTCCAGACTGTCATTAGTTGCCTTTAATGCCGTTATTGTAAAGCTGAGGAACTGATCTTGATGCGCTTTGATTTAAGACTTTGGCAACAGCTCTAGCAGATCCTTCAGGATCGACTGATTGAACTTGAATGTTATTGTTGATAATCGTTTGCCCCGGAGCACCTTTACCTGATGCTGCGCCACCTGCAAATTTAGGAGTTTCACCTGTTGCAATGGCTACTGAACCAAGACCAACAGCTGCTGCTGCGCCACCAACTAATAATGAAGTTCCGCCTGTGGCAAACGCTGTGGCAACTGATGCCGCTGCTGCTGCATTGCGTAAAGCAACCATTGCGCCAACCAATGTCTGAACTGCTGCAACAAATGCAAGAATCTTATTAACAACAAATACTGTGGCAATAATGCCTCCGAGAATTAGCAATTCATCTTTCATGCTAATCACAAATGATATGGTTGATTTCAGTTGCTGACCAAACTCATAAGCACCTTCAGTTGCTTCGGTAATGCCAGCAGATACGCTGTCAGTTCCAGTTAATCCAGCAGCCAAGGCTTGAACATTGGGAACAACTGTGGCAAGCATGTAATCAGCAAATTGTTTCATGATTGGAAGCAATGCGTTGCCAATTTGCTCTTTAGTTTCACTAAATGCTATTTCTAATTGCCTCATCTTAAACTCAGCGTTAGTTGCTTCGTTTTCAATAAATCCTTTGTAAGTTCCTCGAAGTATCTGCATGATTTCGTCATGAGATTTGTTCTTTAGGGTTGCAGCATCAATACCTAAACCAAGTTTGCCTAACGCTGCATTTTGACCATCAAAACTCTTACTTAAAGCATTTGCAACTGCCTCAAGTGGCTTGCCTGTGGCTACTGCAATTTCCTGTGAAAGTGTAAGTAATTCTTGAGCTTTAGAAACATCGTTTGTTGATCTGACCAATCGTGCTAAAGCAGGTCTTAATTCATCATCTGTGGTTGCGGTAGCAATTGATTGTTTTGTAATATAAGTATCAATTGCAGCAATCTGATCCTCGGTTGCCTTTGTGTTGGAACGTATAGTTTGCTCTAATGATTTTCTGGCTTTTTCATCCTGAGCAGCAGCCTTAGCAGCACTAATGGCAAATGCGCCAGCAGCAGCACCAACGGCAGCAAATGCCAATGCAGCCTTTTTGCCAAAATCAGCAATTTGATCGGCAGACTTATTGACTACTTTTTCAGCATCGTTTAACCCTTTTTTAAGGTTATCAATATCTGCTGCGAGTGAGAGAGTTAAGGTTCTACTTGCCATCTGCAAACTCTTTTCTTATTTCCAAAATGATTTCCTCAAACTCTTTAATAATGGTTGGTTGCAAGTGTCTAATTGTAGGATAAATAAACCATCCTCTTGAACCCGGACCTTTAGGCATTGGACCAGACCATCTTGGAAATTGCGGATAATTCTTAGATCCAAACTCTGATGCTGCACCAATACCAACACGGTTGCCCTTTGTATCGTTGCGAGTGTTAAATTGAGTTGTTGCTCCACCTGAAAATTTTTGTCCTGCAAAACCAAAAGATATTTCACCAAGTAGTGAGGATTTTTTTACCTTACCACCTTGAGCAACACGATCAGCGACTTTGCCTCTTGATGCAGCAATACGGCGGATTTCATTTAACTCTCTTTGTGCCAATTCACCAACACGACGCTTGGTTTCCTCAACTGCAATTTCGCTCATGTTTCTAATTACTTTTGCAAATTGCGCCAATTCTTTTTTGTCATAGACTATTAGGGGTTCGGTGCTACTTGCCATGCCGTTCCTCCAATATTTCTATAGCTGTTAAAATATCCTCTGCATCAACCCATTCACTCATCGGTAT